TGCACTGATACCCTTAGTGGCAATGTTACCTGTCATCGTGCCGCCAGCTTTAGGCATAGCGTTAGTTGCTAATACTCCGTCTGCTGCTACATCTCTGCCGTCTATAGTAGAGTTAGTAGTAACTGCACCCGTGAATGCTCCTCCAGCTTTAGGCATGGCAGCGTCTGCAGTTACACCATCAGCAGCTACATCACGACCATCAAAAGTAGAGTTAGTGGTTATAGCACCTGTCATAGCCCCACCAGCTTTAGGGAGTGCTGCGTCAGCGGTTACAGTAGTAGCACTTAAGACACCATCCCTAGTAGCTATGTCTACACCATCAATAGTAGAGGTAGTAGTGATAGCACCAGTGAATGCAGCACCAGCTAGGTCAGCTTTAAGGTTAGCTTCTGTAGTCACAAAGGCTGTGGTAGCTAGTTGTGTAGTAGAAGTGTCTGCAGCCGCTGTAGGAGCCGCTGGGACACCTGTGAACGTAGGGCTAGCTAGGTCAGCTTTAAGGTTAGCTTCTGTAGTCACAAAGGCTGTAGTGGCTACCTGAGTGGTTGAAGTGTCAGCAGCCGCTGTAGGAGCCACAGGGACACCAGTAAGTGCTGCGTTGTTAGCGTTAGCCTTAGTAGCGTTGGCTACGGATATGGCATTAAACTCGTCATCTAACTCAGTACCACTTAAGGTCTTGAGTGGGTTACCTGTGGTTAAGGAGTCCTTTGTTGCAAAGTTTGTAGCTTTAGTATAGTTAGACATTATTAAATTACCTTACCTTGTTTAGCATATATTGATAGTTTCTGGAGGCTTAAAGCACCACCATTAATCTCGGCAGAGAAGCCCATCTGTAGTATATCACCAGAGCCTGAGGCTGCTGCTTGTTGATCGTTAATTAGAACTGAGCCTGCGTACTCGGCTACATTATACTCAGCAACACCATACTCATAGATAAGTCCAGTGTCTAGCACAAACGCATGTGAGTAGTAAATGGGGCTATAGTCATAACCTATCTTAAGTGCAAAGGCTTGACCTGTGGCACCTACTGTGGTAGCTGTTAGTCGCTTTACGATCTTATTTACGTTAGGGAGGCCTAAATCAAAGAAGTTACTATAATAAGACATCTGATATTGTGAACCATTGTCTTGATAACCTACGTATTTAGCTATACCATTCGGCTGTGCAAATAATATATCCTGACCTGATGCTAGGAAAGCCTTAGGCGTGAGTGAGGGCCATACAGTTACCCTATAAGCTCCATTCTCTAATGTCTTTCGTGTGTCAAACACAAAGGTTTGTCTAGTAGTAGGAAAGGATAACAAGTAGAAAGCCTCAGAGGGCGAATAGACAGCTTTAACCTTCTCTATCACTTCGGACTCAATAGCTATAGTAATGTCATCACGTATGTTCTTAGAGATGTCTCGCATAGGCTGAGATTTCTCTTGTACAGTACGATTCAATGAACGGACACCTGTGTTACTTAAGAACAAGATGTCCTCACCAGTGTTCTGTACAGAGTCCCTAGCGATACAACCAACACCTTGGATTACTTCCGTAAGCGTAAGGCTCGTAGTAGTCATGGATGTTTGGAAGTTATTACCATCACCATAGATGATAATGTTATTCTTACAAAAGATGATAAGGAAGCCGTTATGGGCGCCTAAGGCTACTATCTCGTCCATGCCCTGAGTAAGGACACTTGAGATGTCTATTGAGCCTGCTGTGCCTGAGTTCCAGTCAGTACCATCAAGTACATCAGTAAAGTATACTGTAGTCTTGCTCTCTAAGGTGTCTGCTGCCCATAAGCGACCATAGGCTGCTAATACTGTGTTAGCCTTAGGGTAGCCTGCTGTGGCACCAGAGTGTACAGCCATAGAGTCAAAGACTGTTGAGCCTGTGTCATCGCTATAGACTAAAGGAATGTAGTCACGTTGGAAGAAGAATTGATGGTCATTTAAAGTGGCTGACTGCCAGTTACCTTCGTCTATAGAGTCCGTGGTAGTGGGCGCGACAGTGGTTAAGTTTACAGTTCCTTTATAGAACTTATCTACAGACCATGATATACGCGTGTCAGTGCCTGTGATGTCCTTAAAGTCTGCCATGCCTAGTAAGTTAATACCTACGTTATCATCAGCTACAGTGTCTACGGATGTTGTCTGGTAAGCCCAACCCTTACGGGCACTTAAGCGACCTTGCTTGTCTATGACACAGTTGTCTGCATGTTGTGCGTAACCATCCTGTAGTGAGACACCTGAGTCTTGGGTGTTTAGACCAAGGAATGCAGGTGCCGCTATGGAGGCTGCTAGTAATGGTTTAGCCATGTTATGGTGCCTCCCAAATTAGTTCCTCAGGATGCTTACTTGCATCAATAGCAATGGCATCGGATAGGAAGTTGTTAGCTAGAGATTTAGCTGATACAGGTGACATACCCCCATCCTCTCCACGTTCCTCAATAGCCATAGCGTAGGCTAGAGCTTGTACAGGTAAGAAGGGTATGCTTAATGTGTCTGCATCTGCCAATATGTTAGGTGAGCGTTTAGCTAATTTAACTACTACACTATAAGCACCATCTGGTACTGGGTAGAGTTTTACTTTAGTGTCTCCGTTAGCATCTAAACTATCATATACATAACAGGTAGGCGGGCCTTTAGGAGGCGTGTTATTATAAAAAGCATTGTCAAACCATGAGGCTGTCTTGTACTCCATGAATTGATTACTAGTATCGTTTATAACACGTAAGATTGTAGAGTGGTCACCAGAGCCTGTAATGGCATAACTAGATTCATTAGCTGACGTTGTTATTGTTACTGCCTGTCGTAGGCTTGACCAGTTCCATGCGCTTTCTACGGACTCTACTGCATCATGTACCATTAAACCAATTAGCTTTGAGTAGCCAGTTTCATCAATGGATGTTACCTCACGCTCCCTAAGGCGAATGAGTATATTGTTAACTAATTGTAGGTATGTTTTCATTTGTCTGCCTTGGTTATAGAGCTAAGAACTTAAGTGCTGATAAAAGTCCAAATTGATCTGAGAAGTAAACTACGCCTGCACCTAAGGCCATCCATTTTGTTTGTCTGTGCATGTTAGCTATAACACTGACTGCATCCGTAAGTTTATCTACGTCAGCCTTTTGCTCTTTAAATTGCACATCGTGTCCATCTACTCGCCACTCCAACTTAGTAATGGCCTCTTTGTTTGTCTGTTCCATGGTTAATCCTAGGTGCTAGTAGGGTTATTGTGGCTAGGCTGTATGCTTAGGCTTGGGTCTTAGTATGCTCTCTGCAAAACCGCCACCAAAGTCAATGTCGTTAAAGAATTGAAACCCTTTAAAGTTACCTCTCTTCTTAGGTAGACCAGTACGTATACTAGCCTTAATTGTGTCATTACCTGCCTTATTGTTAATAAGCCATTGACGTTTTGTTATATCTGTACATATAAACTTATTACCTAAGTTATCAATGTAGCTCCACTCTCTAAAAGTATTCGATAAGATACCATTACCACGAGTCTTGCCTAAGTTAGCAGCACCTATCTTATCCCGATGTGCTTGTGTCTTAGGCTTGCCATGTGCTAGATGCGTAAGGCCTTTAGCAAAACAATTGCCACCTACCAAGACGTTATAACCCTCTTTAACAGTATTGTATCTAGCTATAAAGAGCATTTCAACATTATCTAAAAGGCTACGTGAGCATTCAAGTATAACCTCGAAGACGAAGGTATCTATACCGTACTTCCGCATTGCCATATGGATAGGCATTAGGGTACTCTTACCTTTAATAGTATCCCACTTATGTTCCTTCCAACGTCTTTGCATATTAATAGATTGACCTATGTAACACTTGTTGTTTATAGTATTAGTTATCTTATAAACTCCTATCATATTACCCCCTAGGCTGTACGCTTCTCTTTTGGACGGAGAATACTGTCTGCAAAACCAGAGCCAAAATAAAAGCCAACAATAGACAACATTATCCAGTCTATTTGAAACTCTTGTAGTATGTCTTTAACTGGTGTGACATCTTGACCTGTGAACGTCATACCAATTACTAGTAAATATGTGCTAATATATGTACCACCAAACATAAGGGCCATATAACGCTGTGCTATCTTGAATGGTGCATAAGCCTGCATCAGATCAATCTTAGCTTTATTCTTTGATTCAACCATCTCAACATCTGAGGTGTGTAAATCATCAATCAATTCTAGGCCTTTCTCTATGACCTTACCCGAACCGAAGATTGTACTTAATATACTCATATTCAATCCTCACCATTTTGATTTATCGGCCCAATATGCTGCGCTCATTTTACCTTTAGCTATGTTCGCACCATGCCTTGCTTTAAATGACTTACGTTTTGCTTTCATTGCTTCTGACTCACCTGCCTTAGGTGCGCCTGCAGTCTTAGCACCTTGCTCACCAAAGCGAATAGTCTTTGTTTTATCACCTACTTT